CAACCTTCATTAGGTTCGGTATACCGATCACAGAACGTAGATAACTGGACAGAAGACATATTTGAGGATCTTAAGTTTAAAGTTTATCGTGCAGAATTTGATATAACAAGACCTGCTGAGTTACTTCTTAAGAATAAGAGTCTTGGATATGAATTACTTGATAGTAATCCATTTGAAACAAACGCTGGTGCAAGTACAGCTGCTACTGCAAAATTATTCAAGAATAATAACAGTGTATTAAAAGTACATCATAGAGATAATGGATTTGAAACAGGTGGTAATTCTTACGTCTTCTATAGAGATGCAAAAGAAACTGGTGGTATAACAGCAGATATTTTAAATAATACTCTCTTCCAAGTAACAAACTCTGGTATTGACACTTATAATATTACTTCTACTTCTAAAGCAGCAGGTAATACTATTGGTGGTGGAGATGTAACTTATGCTAGTTACAACAGAAAGTTTGAAACTTTATATCCACAAGTAAGTTATCTAACATTTACTGGAACTAAATTGGAAAGTTGGGTTAAGACTACTAATGTAATACCAGTAGACTCTACAACAACCAATTATACTTCTTATTCTCAAACAGATTATGAGAAGACATTCTTAAATGAGTCTCATTACTTTACAAATCAGAAGTTTATTGCTTCTAAGATCAATGAAACTATGAACAATGTATCTAATTCATTGGTTTATAAGATGTGGATCTCGTCTACTGTGTCTCATTTGAGTCCAATTGTAGATCTTTCTACTTCTTCTGTCATAACATCTTCTAATAGAGTAGAAAATGCTAGTGGTCAAGAAGATAGATTTGGAAGAAGAGATCAAATTATTGAGTTCTATCCAGTATATTCTTTCCAACTTGCTGGAAATGGTGGTACTGCAATAACTGCTGATCAAACTATTCAAGGAAAAGCAACAAAGGCCACAGGTACTATTGCTAAAGTTGATGGTACTACAGTTTATGTACGAGTTAAAACCAGTCAATTCTTCCAGAAAGGTGAAGGTGTAGAACTTGCTAATCAATCTTCATTAACAAATGTTACTATTGATAGTAGTCCATCTCAAGTATTAGCTGAGATAGCAGATGCTGCAACAATAATTGCTCGTAATCCATCTACTATTACTCAGACATATGATAATCTTATTACAGGTAGTGCAACTCTTTGGAATAATAAGACTCAAGAATTAACTCTTAGAGTAGATACACAACCAATCAATGATGATTTCACAGGAAGAATACAGGATAATGCTCTTTACAACAGAAATGCTGATGTAGCGTCTCAAATTGCTGACATTTTCCGCGTTGGTGATTTTGTAAAATATCCAAATCAACCAGATGATGAAGCATCATTCCTAGAGGTTGGTACAATAACATATACAAATGGTGATGATTTTGTATCAGAGAATACATCTAAGAATAGTTCTTCTGTTGCTAAGTATGTAACTAAAGAAGTTTCTATTAGTAGTCCAGCAACTGCTGTTGATGTTCGTTTAACAGCTAATGTTAAAGATATTTCTAATGTTGCTGTTCTTTACAGATATAAGAAAGCCTCTAGTCAGGAGAATTTTGAGGATATTGACTGGGTATATTTCAATAATTCTGGTGAACCAGATAGTCTTGAAGTAGCAACTAGTGAGAATAATATATCAGGTATTGTTGAAAAACAATCTGCATATCAAGAATTGAAGTTTAGTGCTTCTGATCTTCCTGAGTTCTCATCATTTGCTGTTAAAGTAGTAATGAAATCAGTTGATCCATCATATGTTCCTAAGATTCAAGACATTAGAGCAGTAGCATCTTTCTAATTCCGCGTATGGACTATTTGAAGGTTGATGGTCATGATGGTCTCGTAAGAGACGTAAACACAGGGGCCATCATCAATCGTGACGATTCTGCTATAGAAGCTAGAAGAAAGTCAAAACAACTATCTTCCGCATTGGAGGACATAAATATGTTGAAGAATGAACTCTTCGAGATTAAGTCCCTATTGCGAGAAATAGTAAATGCCAGCAATTAATATAGCGAGAACCGATACCCTTGAAATGCAGAGGGTAAAGGTTAACGACATCGCCAACCAACTGTTCAATGTTACTTCTGGAGGAAGTGACCTACAAGCAGGTAATATAAAGTTAGGAGATGGTACAATCTCCAATCCCAGTTTGGCTTTTACAAACGATCCAGATCTGGGAATGTACAAACAATCCAATGGTGTATTTGGATTTGTTAGTAATAGTAAGAAATTATCAGATTTATCAGAAGCATCAACGAAGTATTATAGGGATTTCGTTGTTGAAAAGAATAGTCTCGATTCATTACTTGTTTCAATTCAAACTGCTGGTTCAAATTATGATGCTGGTTCATATCCAGAGGTAGCAACACTGGGTGGTACTGGTGACGGTGCTTCTCTTGCAATGACAGTTGCTGGATTTATTGGAACTATTACCGATAATGGTACTGCATATACTCCAGGTTCATATCAAAATGTTCCTGTATCTACAAGTGGTAGTGGTACTGGTGCTACTATTGATTTTACTATTGATGAGATTGGTGGTGCTTTAACTAATGGCGGTAGCAATTATCAAAGTGGTTCTTATACTAACGTAGTTCTTACTGGTGGTACTGGTAGTGGATTACAAGCAGACATCACAGTTGATACATGGACTACAACTACAACTGGTGGTACTGGGTATCCAGATGGAACATTTAAGAGTATTCCCTTAACAGGAGGAAATGGTAGTAATTTCCTTGCTAATATTTCTGTTCAGGGTGGTACTGTACAAGAATTTGGTGCTGCTGGAGGTAGTGAAGTTATATCAGCAGGTACTGGTTATCAAGTAGGTGATGCACTTACTGGAACTCTTCCTCTTGCTGGCACACAGACATTTGTAGTTAAGGCCGCTAGTGGTAGATACTACTTTGATGGAAAACAAGCTGGAGACTTCTCATTATTCAAAGGAAAGACGTATATATTCAATGCCAGTGATGCTGGTATGGATTCACATCCAATATTCTTTGGTACTACTGTAGATGATAATGCTTCTATTATAGGTAGTTCTGATGGTGTTACATACACACTTGATGGAACAGATGTTTCAGAATCAGATTGGTTAGCAAACTATACAGGTTCTACAACAAAACAAATAACATTTGTAGTTCCTGCTAACCCTGCAAACAATACTCTATACTTAAACTGTGGCCAACATGCAGGAATGGGTGGTCAAGTTACATTAACTGATCATGCAACTGGTAATGGATTATCTGTTGAGTTAACAAATATTGGTGGAGTTATCACAGCAGTTTCTGTTGTTAACTCTGGTGATGGACTTTATACTTCTGGTGATGTACTAGGAGTTGCTGCAACAGATTTAATGGCATCTGGAGATGTAGGTGCTGGTGTAGAAGGTTCTGGATTCCAATATACTCTTGGTGGTCAATTCGGTGCTATTCTTGCTATTGATGATTATTCAGCATTTGGTACAGGATATGCTGTTAATGATACATTAACTCTGCCAAGTGGTACTACTAATGTTGCTACTCAAGCACGAGGTACATTAGAATTCACTGGGCCAGGTACTACTTTTGTTTCTACTGGTGCAATTGAAACTTACAACTTAACTGGTATTGCTGCTGGTAGTGCAAACGCAACATTTACTAATATAACTCCTACTGGTGGTGCTGGTACTGGATTTAATATTGATGTTAATGTCATATATGCTGGTGGTAACGCATCATATGATTCTATTACTATTAATAACGCTGGTACAGGATATCTTCCTTCAGATCAATTAGTTGTTGCAGGTAATTTACTTGGTGGTGCTACTCCAAACGAAGATTTAACTATTGCTGTACAGTCTGTTGCTGCTTCTAACCCACAAATCACACTTAGTGATACAACAGGTATTTTAGTTGGTGACACTGTTGATATTATTGCCAACATTAACAATAGTGGTCAGTTAGCTGCTGGTACTACTGTTGCATCTGTTGATAATGCTACTCAAATAACATTGTCAGTTGGAGCACCAACTCCAGGTGATGCTGATATTAGTATTACTAACCAGAATCCAACTTACTTAACTGTTCCTAATTCTAGTCTCATTGGAGACGGAATGGAAGTTAATAAAGTAAGTGGTACTGGTTCTCTTGCTGCTGGTACTACTGTTACTGGTATTATTGATGCTACTACTGTAGAAATATCTGTTGCACCTGATGCTGCTGGTCCTATTGTTGCAAACTTTGTTCCTTCTTATGGTAATGGACAAAATTTTGAGTTTACTATTACTGAACTTGGTGTTGTAACTGAAGCAACTATTGCAGATGGTGGTAATGGTTATTCTAAGAATGATATTCTTACTGTCAATGCATCTGATCTAGTACAACCAGAAACTAAGGTAGTAACTAACACACAGATAGAACAAGTTACTCCTGTATTAAACAATATTGCTGCTGCAACATTCCAAGTTGGAGATAAAGTACGAGATCCTGGTGGTGGAATCCAATCTGTAACAGCAACAGCATCTAGTACAATTGCTGGACAAGCTGATCAGACATATACTGGGGTTGCATCAACTAGTGGGGGAAATGGTACTGGTGCTACTTTTGATGTTACTCGTGATAATACTGGTGCAGTAATTTCACTTAGTGTTAATCAAAGTGGACTTGGTATATTCTATACTGATACTGATACTATAACTATAGCTGGTAATTTGGTTGGTGGTTCAGCACCTGCTGATAATATTACTGCTAATGTTGATCAGGTAACTACTGCTGGTAATGCTGTTGATATACAGAAGATAAAAACCAATGGTGGTAATATTTCTTATATAATTTGTGATTATTTTGGTTTTAGTGCTGGTGGATTTATTGTTAATGAGAATGCTCCAACTACAGCATATGAAGTACAAACTTCAATTGATGATTATCGTTTCTTAATAGATGGTGTTTTTAATCCACCATTAACATTCTATGCTGGTAACTCATATTCATTCGATTTAAACAGTGCTACACTTGGTGGCCATGTATTCTCTTTAAGTTCATTCCCTGATGGAAGATGGGATAGAGTAGATGGAATAACTTCAACATTAGCATCAACAGCAACTCAAATTACAGTTGGTTCAACAACTGGACTTAAAGTAGGATTTATTGTTGAAAAAGATCTTGCTGACCAAGGATTAGGTGCATTTGCTGCTGATACAAAAATTGTAAGTGTTGATAGTGCAACTCAATTTACTGTTGATAAATTACCTACAGTTGGTGGTGCAATTGAATTTAATGCTTATGGTGCTGAATATACTGATGGTGTAACGAGAGTTACAGCAGCAGGTTCAGAATCATTAACAATTAAGGTAACAGAAACTACTCCAACACTTTACTACTATTGTGCTACTGATAGTGTTGACCATACTAATGAAGGTGGTGAGGATGGAGAAGAAGCAGCTATCACAATAGATCTTAACAACCCCAAGACATTTGGTAGTGGATTCCAACTACTTGTTAATGATGTTGTTGTAGAAGAAATTATTAAAGGTGAAGTTTTAACTGGAGCATTTACAGTTAAAGATGTTATTTCAACAGATGCTACCATATCAAATGGTACTGTTACTAACTTAGATACTACAGTAGCAAAAGCTGCTACTTCTATAGAGACTCCATTATTAACTGCTCCTTTAACTGTTGGTGCTGTTACTGGAAAGAAACTTACTATTCAGACTGATCTCAATAAAGATATTGAGGTATTAACTCAGAACTTTAAAGTTGGTTTGGATGTAGCTGGAACATTTACTCCTAAATTAACAATTGCTGCTGATACTGGTAATTTAGAGGTTGCAGTAGGTGGTTATATAAAATCTGAAGATATTAGAGCTGGTGATAACATAAAGATTACTGGTCCTAATACAACTATTGCTTCATTGGGAGGTAATGACCTTATACTTAATCCTGACATTGGAAGGATTGTAGAAGTAACTGCTTTAAGTGGTTTTGTTATTCCTGCTGGTGATACAGCATCCAGACCTGGCCCTGCTATTACTAAGGATGGTTGTATTAGATTTAATACTACATCTAACCAGTACGAAGGTTATCATTCTAGTACAACATCATGGTCATCTCTAGGTGGTGTAAGAGACCTAGATGGTAATACCTACATGTTGGCAGAAGAGACAGTTGGTGCTAATGATAACACTATCTGGTTCTTTAACGATAATGTTAATACACTTAAGGTAAGTCCTTACTTCCTTGAGTTTGTAAACATGAAGAAGATACGTTCTGTGAACGTACTTGCACCTGCATATACAGAATGGAATGCTAACGCACCTGTAACAGCAGGACAATACCTTAAGTGGTTAAACAACTTATATGAAGTAACACAGTCTGGTACTACTGCTACAACTGGTAATGAACCAGTACACACAGCTGGTGCTCTTGCTAATGGTACTGCGGAATTAACATTCTGGGGATTAGGTGTTGCTCCATTAGAATTTGATGATATTCAAGAACTTAGAGTTGGTCCTAATAAAACATGTCCACTTGTTATTGGTGGAGATTTAAGATTATTTGGTGCTGAAATTTCTACAGATATCAGTGACTTAAATATTAGACCTAACTCTGGTAAAAAAGTTAAGATTGATGCTGCTACATCATTAGTAGTTCCATCTGGTAATACTGCTCAAAGAGGTGTTGCTGAAAGAGGTTCTATTAGATATAACACAGGAACACTTCAATATGAAGGATTTGATGGCCTTAACTGGGGATCATTGGGTGGTGTTAAAGACGTTGACCAAGATACTTATATTGTTCCTGAATTAACTGCTGGTGGTGATGAAGATACACTATACTTCTACAACGCTGGTAATAACTCATTGAGACTAACTCAGTCAGCATTTGAATTCTATACAGTTGATACAATCGTTTCTGCTACAAGTGACGAATTTGAAATTACTGCATCATTATTCACATTTGATAATGCTGCTACAACTCTTGATAATACCAATACCACTAAGACATTCCTTCATAGTTCTAAACAATACTTTGATATAGGTGTATCATCTGGTGTATATACAGATCCAATTTTAAGATTTGATGATCAAGGTGATGTATATCTAAACACAGGATTTGGTACAGGTAATTATGATGGAGTTAAGGTCTTTGATAGTGATCTTAAAGAATTTGAATTATCTGATGTAAGAATTTTATCTGATGTAATTACTCTAGTTAAAGGTTCATCTAACTCTGGTAATTCTGTTATCTATCCTACTGCAACTGAGAAAGGTGCTAAGGTTACTGTAGTAGCAGAAAACTTATCTAATGGTGCTAGAGAGATGTATGAGTTTGGTGTGATAGATGACACAACTAATGTCATATACAATGAATATGGTAATTTGAGAACAGGTGCTCAGTTGATTGTACCAACTTGGGAGATGACGACAAATAGTGAGGTCAGACTAAATATTGATTTAGGAGCTAATGTATTAGCAACTCATACTATTAAGATAACAGTTGTATCAAATATTACTAAGAAATAACAATGGCAGTAACAAAAGAACAATTAGATTCAAATGGCGGTTTTTCTATAGGACAAACTACAATATTTGATGATAAAAGAAATGCAAAAGATTTCAATACTTTGCATATTGCTAATTCACATTATACAGATAGTAGTTCTACAAGGTATATTTTACGTGGATTAAATACTGCTGTACTTTCTTTAGATACTACTGCTGGACAGATAGTTATTAATAATAATACTTGTAATTTTATAACTGGACATATAATTTGTGTTAATCCAACAGGCACAGTTTATTCTGCTAAAATGGAGACTGCATTGTTTTGTGATAATCTAGGTAATACAACTGTTCTATCTACAATGACAACAGTTATTAAGGATGATATTCCAACTGGTCAAACTTGGGATATTGTTCCATTAGGATCAACTAATAGATTTAGTTATAGTACAACCAGAGCTGGTACAACTGCCACTTTAAAATGGGCCGCAGTGACAGAAGTTATCAGTATTGCGTGGAGTTGATGCTAAATATATCTGAGGATATTAAAGGCTTGGAGTAAGACGGCACCATGAGTTTTAACATCAATTCCGATAAGGAGAAAATTAGAGGTTCTAAACCTGCTCTTATCGGTGATAATGAAGCAACCATAAGAGTTGGTACTGGATCTTTAGAAAAAGAGATCATACGTACCGAATTAGACGATACCACAGGGTTACCTCGTGTTGGTATTAATAGAACTGGACAGAGAGTTAATAATATTGACATCACCAATGGTGGTAGTGGATTCACTGTACAACCTACTGTAACAGTAGAACCTCCTCCTGGTGTTGGTGGTATTCAAGCACAAGCTTCCGCATTTATATTCAATGGTCAAGTTGTTACAATTGCCGTCAACAACCCAGGCTTAGGATATACAACTGCTCCTTTAGTAACAATTGAAGGTGGTGGTGGACAAGGTGCAACTGCCGAAGCTGTTCTTGACACCGTTGATTACGAACTTGATGTTTCTGGTGCTATTAGAACATCAACTTCTATCATTTCTGATACTGCAAGAATCCTCAACCTTGATATTGATAACTTTGTTACTCCTGATGCTAACTTCAGAGCACCAAATTTAAAGACATATCAGAATAATACTGGTATACCTTGGGCTCCTAACGTTATTCTCCAAAAAGATGCATACAGATATTTTGGTGCTAACGTTTATCAATCAATAAATTCAGGTCAAACTGGTACTGAAGCTCCAACTCATAAGGATGGTATTGTACTGAATGGTGAAGTTCAGTTTAAACATATTGGTTTCCACGCAGTTGATAGCGATAGATTTGGATATAATACTACTGGAGACTCTGGTGTATTCCCAAGATCTATTACACCTCTATTAGGTGACAGATCAGACAAGATTGCTACTACAGAATACGTCCTTAACCTAGCAAC